CGGAAACCGAGCCGTTAGCCATGTCGCGGGCCTCGGCGAGCGTCTGGTCGGTTACGCCGTCGCCTGAGAGTCCGTCCTTATGCCATTGAAGGCCACGGACGGCGGCAGCGCTGACGTAGTCGGGGACGTCGATAGCCATTACTTTTTCTTAGCAGGAACCGCAGGGGCAGGGGCGATGCTGTTCTCAGCCCACATGGCGACCGCTTCGTTAAAAGAGTCCGCTAGGCCAGTCACGAGACCGCGCTGGGCGGCTTGCTTGCCAGAGAAGACTTGGCCTTCCATGTCCTCAGCCTTGACCATCTTACGCGTCTTGAGGACGGCGGCCTTGAAGTCGGCGTGGATTTCGTCGACCCCTTCCTGAAGATGGGCCTGTTGGGCATCGGTGACTTCCACTCCTGGCACGCCAATCGCCTTATGCTGGCCGGCTTTTAGGACGATCATCTTAATCCCTTCGGCCTTGGCGGCTTCAGAGTAGTCGGCGACGACCATATAGACGCCCACGGAACCGACGGTGCTAGAGCCACTGACGACCAGTTTATCTGAAGCGGCTGCAATCCAGTATGCGGCTGAGGCGACTTCGGTGTTGGAGTACGCCATAGTCGGCTTTGCGATATTGCGGACCTTGTTGGCGAGTTCCTCAACGCCCGTCACCGTCCCGCCAGGGGATGAGACTTGAAAGGCGATGCGGGTCACTTGCGGGTTCATCGCGTATTCGTCGATGGTGTCGGCGATGTCGGATACGTCCACGGCCCCAGTCATCTTTTCAAGGGGCGAAAGGCTTTTGCCAATAACGCCGGCAATCGGGATGACGCCCGTGCCGTCCTCGGCGATGTAAGCCTTGGGGACTTCGCCGAAGAGCTGGGCCAGCATATCCGTAAAGCCGAACTTCTCCGCAAGCACGCGGTGATCGTTAGCCTTGGCAGGGTCGATGAGGAGAGCTTCTCTCCCGTTTAGGCCGTTGAGTAAGAAACGCATTTTAGGAAGGTGGTAAGGTTGGCTCGGGTGGGATTTCCATATTCTGAGCCGCTTGGTTAGAGATGTCGCCGTTAGCCTGTCCCTGCTGTAGCCAGTTGAAGCCCGGCTTGTATAACATCCAGACAGGGATTTGAGCCTTCTTCGCTTCGTCGATAATGAAGACCATATCGGAAGCCCGCTTCTTCATCTCCTTACGGAAGTCGAGACCGCGCTGGGCGTAGAGTTCGGACATGGACAGCAAGCCCATCTCAACGTCGTTGCGGTCGTTAGACGCGTCACGGCCTCCGTCAACGGTCACGGATTTAGGAGTAGTCCAGGAGACGTCGTTCCAAGTTGGGTCGTCTGGCAGTTCGCCCGAGTCGATGGCCTGACCGATGACGTAGCCCCAAGTTGGATGACAGAGGGTCGTGATAATTACAGACTGGTACTTGCCAAAGACGCGTGCGGCCTTGGCGGTCACTAGGCGAACCGATGCCCCGCCAATCTTGGAAGGGTCGGAGACAAACTCGTAAGGGAGGACGCGGACGATGTCGCGCTCGAGTTCCTGCAGAAAGCCAATGGCCTGACTGCCGCGGTTGGAAGTTAAGAGTGATAGGTCTTCACCGGGCTCGAGAGCAAGGATTTTGCCACCCATCGACGCGTACTGCTGCCCTTGCGTCAGAGGCGTAGACTGACCGAGTTCTGCACCCATGTCTGTCGGCATAAAACCACCTGTCTTTTTGAGGACGCGGGTGACGTCGCCGTGGTCCTTCATGGCAAGGATTTCCAGCTGACGAACGTCCATGTCGTCCTGCACCGAGTTCACGGCGCTCTGAAGGATAGGGACGCCACGGGCTCCGCTGGCCCACTCCTGGTCGACGACGTGCATCACCGCGTTGGACACGATGTAACGGGCAGAGCCGTCAGAGCGGTAAATGTAAAAGCCCTCTAGCTGACCGTAGGGACCGAAGTGGACGCCGTCGTGGCAACCGGGCAGAGGTACGTCTGGAGATAACGGATCACCACATCGGTGGCTTTCCATCAGTTGTAATTTTGGGGCGTTTAAACCATTGCGGGTTTTTACCGCAAACGAGTCGCCGTCGCGGAGCATACCGCGGAGTAGGATGTTTTGAGCCTGGGCAAAGGAGAAGCGTCCGGTGATGTCGCACTTCTTAGACCACTCTTGGAAATAGTCTTCGTAAGCCTTCGCCTTCTCTGGGTCTTGGGCGTGGCTCTGGGGCATGATACCGTCCCCCGTGCTGTAGAGCGTTAGGTCGTTCAGGATTTGATTGAAGAGCCCGCTGTTGCGTTCAGCCCAGCGACACTTACGGACCATCGAGAGGCGGTCGAACGGCGAGAGGTCGCGGCGTAGGTCACGCGGTTGCGCGCCGTACTGCCCCAAGCGGAGGCGAGTCAGCCCCGTGCTTTGCCAGCCACCAGCGGAGGCCTCGGGCTTCGGGGTTCCCTTGCGGGCCTTGATGGGTAGACGCTTTTTGACTGCCATAAATTAGTTACGGATTGGGTTGTTCCAATTCGTCCGACCTACCGTCATGCGGACCGAGCCCGGGTACTGCTGAGGGTCGAGGATACCTAAAGCGTACTGAGCCTCGGCAAGCATCTCCTTCGGGGGCATGGCAAACGACTTAGACGCCGACGAGCCGCTGTCCGAGTAGGACATGAGGGTCTTTCCTTCCGTGATAAGTTCAACGGCCTTTGTGCGGATTGCCAAGAGCTCGCACTCGGTTAGCCCGATGAAAATGCCGGAGGATGCCATATTACACTTGCAGAATTGGAAGGAAAAGGGGGCGAGCCGAGGGCCAACGATCCGAGCGTCCAAGCCAATGTAGGTCCCCACAAACCCCCGACTCGCTTGTATTTAAAGTGATGAGGTCGGGCACGGTGTCAAGTTGTAGGTGCTTCGGCTTCCGTGGTCGTAGCCTCCCGACCGACGACGCCCCAGCGCACGGCAGCCAGCATGGCTAAGACTTCGCAGTCGAGGGCGTGGTTGTCCTGAACCCCTTGGGGAAGTATCCACATCGGGCGACCTGTCCGCTTGTCCTTTACGCGGACCTCGGAGTTCAGCTGCTTGGCGTACTCCTCCACCGCGTCACGGGGGTAGGTGTGCAACTTGCGGACCCGTAGGCCGTGAAGGAGGTCTTTAGCCGCCATCGCCGAGAAGACCACGAGGGAGACGCGGGTCGGTTGACCAGGGACGATGATGGCCTGAGGGTCGGAGTAAAAGCGGCGGGTCGTCTGTCCGTTTGCCGAGGTTACTGCGAAGTCCTCGGAGCCCGAGCCCTTGGTCGCCTTCCAACCTCGCCGGCAACACTCGGCGTATACCGTTTGGGTGTTGTCCCCAGAGTCCACCATGACGAGCGCCTTGTGGACGCCGTGCTTTCGGGCTAGGTCGTCGAGGCCTGTCCAAGTTTCAATCTTCTCGAAGCCCATTAGGCGGCTCGACCCGGTACGGCTCCAACGGCGCACGACCGCCCAGAAGTGTCCACGCTGTACGTCGATGCCGAGCGTGCGGAAAGGGATACTGCCAGCGGGGGCGTTCTCGCGGGTGGCGATTTGAGCCTTGGGGGTAATGACCGCTTCCTCTGCCCAGTCGTCGGCAAGGGCGTAGTCGGACGCGTTGACGGGCGCAATCATTGAGCCTCCATCGTCTGACCATGCCAGGGCCATCCGCTTTTGTTTCCAGATCCTACGCTGGTCCTCATCTCCGTATATAACTGATGCCCGCTTTGCTTCTATGAGCATTTGACCAAGGGTTCCCCAAGACATCATCGCAAGGGCGTTGAGGTGCAGGCCGACGCGCTCGATGGACTTGCCGGGTTCGCGGGGGTGGAACTTGCCGCCGAGGTTCAGCTCGTAACGCGTCTCGCGGCTGTCCGTGTGGCGATGGTTACAGGACCGACATTCGTACGTCGTACCCGCCTTGACCTTAGCCACGTCCCACTCGTCCCCGTCCTTAGCGTCCTCAGGGAAGCGGACGAAACTCCAGTCGTACGGCTGGAGCGTGTTGCACTTCGGGCAGTTAAAGGACCAGTCGTGAATGTTCGTCGACGGCTGTTCGAGCAGCTGATGAAAGTCGTCCGTGGGTGTCCCGCCCTGACTGGCAAAGACGT